CTATTTTTCTGTGCAGTTTTTATTCAGGTTTTTCACTATTTCTGACGTGAAGCCAGCAGCGTAGAAGTCGCCCGAACCAAGGAGCAGCCAGTATGGGTTGACGTGATAGTCTCGTACAAGGAACTGAACCCAGGACGGACGGAAGCGACCGTAGCACTCGGAAGGCTTGTCTCGAAGGGATATGGTGTTCCAGCGGTTGAGACCGTACCGGTCCGTTATCGTCTTAAGACCGCCTATGCAGCCGTCAGCCTTCAAGCGGTCGAGGGCATCAAAAAATCGCACGGCTATATCCACATCAGCGGACATCAGATTTTTATCTTCCATATTCATTTTATCTTTTTGTAGGCTCGGCTGAAAACGTTTTCCAGCCTTGCCCGATGATTACTCAATCTTTGCGACCAGTCCTGCAACTGAGCCAGCGTTGGGCGAGAAGCCAGCAGCCTATCCACCTCGGATGGGGTGAGCACTGGCAGGTATTCCTCGTAGGCGAGAAGGTTATTCAAAGTATCCATCATCGCCAAGGCTTTTTTGCTTTTGCGGCTTTATGCCTAACCTTTTCAAATCTTGCTTAACAAATTTTTTCGTTATTGTCGAATGCCTAGGGAGATATTCACCTTTATTCCATACAATGAACTTTTTAAAAAAAAGGTCGTCTGCTTTCTGTATTCTATTTTTGTCTCTAGTGTAATCAAGAGAGACTGTAACACCTTCTTTCAGTTCTGCATTAGCTAAGTATTCGAGCGTTTTAACGAGATTGTTTTTTCCGATAAACCAAAGATATACAGTTGGCTGCAGAGGGTCGCTAAAATCAGTGCAAGGGTAGCAGTATATCGTATCTTTGCCAGCAACCGACCAAGTAATCTGTGTATTCTTGATTCTATTTGTCTTATTAACGACCGTTTGCGCCTGCACGCCCATGCACATGAGCGCAAGCGCAAACAGCATTATTATCTTTTTCATATTATTTTTCGTTTAAATGATTAATATTTCTTTCGTAGAACTCATTCCAAGCCCTTTTCTTGATGAAGATGAAGAAGAGGAAGAGGCCAAGGACGACCATCAGCAGGTGCATCGGCTGGCGCAAGACACCGAACCCGAAGGAACGCTGGAAGTCGATGCAGAAGGAAATCAGCACTCCGTATGTAGCGAACGCTCGATGCACCCAGCAGAAGCCATAGGCTAGGCTGACGATGATCCAGGCAATGAAGCCGAAGAGCGAGCAGTCGAATATCCACTCCGTGAGCTTTACACGATAGCCGAACGAGAGCAGGGTGCAGTGTACCAGCATGACAAGCGCACCAACTGGAGGTATGATTCCTATTATCAACCTACTGGCTTTCCATAGCCAGCTTTTACCGAGGGCGGCAAGAAGAACCTTCTCCTTCCGCTCTATGAAATCCTCATCTTTCATATTACTTGGAGTTAATGAATTTTGTTATCTCTTCCCGACAATGGCAAGCAGCGTTTTTACTTGACTTTGCAGGAACTCATTCTGCTCTCGCAGCAGCTTGTTTTCAGCAGCCAAGGCAGCATCACTACCTATTGACTGGGAAACGTTGGAACTGTTCGAGCCATTGACATTTGAACCGAAAACAGCCTCTTCCATCTCGGCTGGTAGGGGAGGGGCACACTTGTCGATGATTTCCTTTATCTTTTGAAAGAAATCTATCTTTATAGACTTGCGATTAAACTTCGCATTCAAGTTCTGCGGACTAGTTCCTAGCTCCTCCGCAACAGCAGCAACGGACATTCCCGACCGTTTAATATATTGTTTTAGTTCTTCTCCGTTCATATTAAAACAAAATTAAATAAAATTAAATTAAATATAAAATCACTACAAAATGTTTTGTAATCTAAAATATTTGTTTTATTTTTGCAAACGATTTCAGAAACGAGTTTAAAAACTCATTTGCAAAGATAAAGAAAATAATTTAAAATACAAATAAAAATGGGAGAAAATTTCAATTACGATTTTCGAACACCGTTGCAGAAGCAGCAGGACGAACGAAAGAAGAACATCATTGCAATGTTCGCAGATTTCCGAGCAAAGGCACCTGCCGACACATCAGACAGCAGAATCATGCTCGCAGTATCACAGCATGTGGGTTGCACCCAGCAGAACGTACGTGTCTGTCTCATCAAGGCTGGAGTTATTACACCTAAGAAGAGACGTGCAGCCGTGCGCAAGTAATCAAGTCGAACCAATTTAAACATTCAGAGCGTATGAAGAAGTTTATCGAGATTATCACAAGTGACGAAGTATTATCCCTGGCAGTTGCCATCGCATTAGTAACTTTAATTTTCTGGAGGGCTTAGTTATGACGAACGAAGAACCAAAGGTAGCAGATGCAGGCAGATACACCATGACAGAAACCTGCAAGGTACTGGGCATCCATCGCAACACCCTGCGCAGATGGTTGCAGGCTGGAAAGATGAAGGTCAAGTTCCGCAGAATCGACAACCGCAAGGTTATCGAGGGCGCAGAAATCAAGAGAGCGTGGAGGGTTGCCCTATGAGCAAGTTATCAATCAATATGCGCAGGATGATCGTGAAGTACACAGACATCTGCTGGCTTATCACTAACTGGAAGGCGAACCGCAAGACCAGAAAGCGTTGCAGACTGAACAACAAGTGCTATTTTGAGGCAGAGCGAAGAATCCAGTACAGAGAGTTTAATGGCAACCTTTGCGTAGCACTGGATAATATTCCGCTCATACCACTGGACGGAACGGACAACGAGGTGTTGAAGTCGTGCCGTGAGACCTTCCAAAGTTACATATTCAATCAGAGAGGAGGTAACGAATGAGGAAGATAATCGAGCAGTGCAGGAAGAAGATGTACGAAGCCATCTGGCTGGAGATAGACCGTGAGCCACAGCAACCAGCGGTTGCAAGGATAGACATCAAGACCAAGGCAGGCGACATCTGCGTATGGTGCGACAGAACCGGGAATGTAGCGGTCGTGACGCACAAGAATAGCAACAACGAAAGCGAGCGTCTGGAGGAAGCCATCGAGGGCTGCGTTAACTATCAAGACGTGATGGACGACTGGTTGGAGGAGAACAGCCAGTACGCAGACCAAGACCCTATTGACGCTTTCAGCGAAAGCAGGCTCGACATTCTTATGGATCAACTTGTTTAGGCTTCATAAATGATATGATAGTTATAAGGTTATTTGACACTTAAATCCCTGTAGCGGCAGGGCAAAGGGCGCACGCAAAGCTCATTTCAAAGGTTATCTAATTCATGCGATAAAATATGCGGAAACAGACAGCGTGCGCCCTACAACGGAAGGGCATCCCTCGGCAGCTGGCAAGGGGGGGGGTAAGTTTTGGCAGTCGACTGGGGTTCGAATCCCCAGCCTTCCGCTATAGTTAATGAACAATAAGTTGAACAATAAAAAGAACGAATTATGGAAAATGAAATTATCCAAGTAAGCGGTGGCGAAATGCTGGAAGCCATCAACCGCTCTGAGATTGACGGACAGATTGCCACAGCGCACAAGTTTCCGAGAGACATTGCACAATGCAAGCAGAACATGGTTGCCCTGGCAGCGATGGACGATGACGTAGCATACAACTGCTTCTACCACCTGGAGCGCAAGGGTAAGGACGGACAGATTTCCGTTATCGAGGGTCCCAGCGTGAGATTCACGGAAATCATTTCTGCCTGCTGGAAGAACCTGCGCATCGCTGGCCGCATCATCGCCAACGATGGAAAGACCATCACAGCGCAGGGCGTCTGCCATGACCTCGAGAGCAACGTTGCCTACTCGGTGGAAGTGAAGCGCAGCATTCTGACATCGAAGGGATACGCCTTCTCGCAGGACATGCAGGTGGTAGTCGGCAATGCAGCTGTGGCAATCGCTCAGCGTAACGCAATCTGCAAGGTCGTTCCGCAGGTATTGATTTCCAGCGTAGTCAAGGAGGTGCAGGCGAAGGCTCTCGAGCACATCAGGCAGACTGGAGTCAAGAGCCAGTGGAAAAGCTGCGTAGCCTGCTTCCAAGCCTACCAGGTAACAGACCTTATGCTGCTGGATTATCTGGGCAGGAAATCAGCCGAGGAAGTCACGGCAGAGGACATTCAGAAGCTGGGCGGTGTGTACAACGCTATCAAGGAAGGCACGACCACCGTAGAGGAGACCTTCAAGAAGCCGAAGCAGCAGGAAGCAATCGCAAGGCAGGCGCAGGCAGCAGCCGATGATGCAAAGAATAAGGCACAGCAGGCAATGAGCCGCAGTCAGGGCAAGACTGGCAAGGCAGCGAAGCAATAAGCCATTTTATTATAATATAGCCCGAACCGCCACGGTGCAACCTATGGGGTGTGTCCCATCGAGACAAAGGGAAGCCGTGGCAACTTTTAAACATTCAGTAAATCAAATGAAGAAACAGAACGAAACAGACAATAAGAGACACGAGAGCACCATCGATAAGTACTTTAGTAGAACCGCAGATGGTTACAAGGTATGGGCTGAGGAAGACAAGGAAGAAAGAAACTTTCTACAGATTGCAGCTGAGACGACTGGAGATACAGACGAAAACGGACGCCAAGGATTCGATTTCCATATTGCTTACTCCGGTAAGACCAATCTCCTCGCAAGCGGAATCGCTCAAACAATGCTAAAGGAGGAATTTATTCGCCAGCTTATTATCGAAGCAGCGAATAAGTATTTTTGTATCAAAAGAAAAATCAAAAAATGAAAAAGATAATCAAATACAAAAGCAGAGAGGAGTGGTTGAAGAACCGCTCGAACGGAATAGGTGCATCAGAGGCAGGCACGGTACTGGGACTGAACCCATGGGAGACCCCATACCAGTTGTGGAGACGCAAGAAGGGCATCGACCCACCAAAGGTTGAGAACTTTGCGATGGTTGCAGGACACCTGCTGGAGGATGCCGTTGCGCAGTTCTTCAAGCGAGAAAGCCACTGCCACATCATAAAGGCGAGCACGGACGACTACACCATCACGAACACCGATGCGCCATATCTGAGAGTAAGCCCGGACCGCACCTTCTGGAGAGCCGGGGCAACGCACAACGAAGCGAGCAAGAGCATCCTCGAGTGCAAGACAACGCAGATGCAGATAGATGCAGACGATCTTCCGAAGCATTGGTTCTGCCAGCTTCAGATGAACCTCGGAGTGGGAGAATACAAGGACGGAGCACTGGCCTGGCTGACAGCAGGCAGGGAGTTCGGCTACCGTGACATTGACTTTGACCCCGAATTCTTCGGATGGATGAGGGATGAGATAACCAAGTTCTGGCTTGACTACATCGTTGGCAACCAAGAGCCACCTGCCTATAGCGCACAAGACGTTCTCCTGAAGTCGCCACTGCACAAGGCAGGAAAGGAGATTGAAGCCACAGCCGAAGTCGGGGATATGCTCATCGAGTTGAAGGACATCAAGGAGAAGGGCAAGGCACTGGAGAACCGACAGAATGAGATCGAGGACAACTTGAAGCTGTTCTTCGGGGACGCAGAGAGCATCGTGGACGGAAACGGCAAGACGCTGGCAACGTGGAAAGCACCGAAGGCGAGCGAGAAGTTCGATGCCAAGGCTTTTCAGACAGACCATCCGGAGGAATGCGCTGCCTACATCAAGCAGGTGCAGGGAGCAAGAAGATTGCTCATCAAGTAAAGGCAGGGCTTATGGTTAGCGTTCCTATATCAAAAACCGACCTAAGGAATATAATTCTCCAGTTGGGAAATTATATTTCCCTAGGTGGGAAAGTGACAGCACCGACCGACACAAGCCAGCGGAACAAAATCCGCATGGCCACCGTACTCAAACGGAAGCTGGAAAAGAAACTATCATTATCAGAATAAAATTATGAACGATTCATTCATCTTATACACATCATACTACGCCCTCATCGAGGGACTTACGGATGAGCAGCTCGGAAAACTGACGAGAGCGATATTTCTCTACGCAAGGGATGGGGAGATTATAAATCTCGAACCAGTCGTGCGTATGGCTTTCGGTTTTATCGTTGACGATATGAAACGGAATAAAGCCAAGTACGAAGAGAAGGTCGAACGATGGAGGGCAAACGGTAGAAAGGGTGGTGCTCCGAAGGGAAATCAGAACGCAAGAAAGAAACAACCAGTTGGTTGTGAAAATAACCAAGAGGTTAAAAAAACAACCTTATATGATAATGTTTATGATAATGAATATGATAATGATAATGATAATGATGTTTCTAAAGAAACAGATAATAATATACCTTCTAAAGAAGGTTTGTCAATTTCGGAAAATCCGAAAGTTGACCCAGCCAAACGATGCGCCAAGATTGATTTTGCGGCTATTAAGGAATACTGGAACACCAAGCACGATCAGTCGGGCAGCGTAATGCGAAGGTTGACCTTGATGAGCGACCAGCGCAAGGGTAACGTCCGTTCAAGGATAAGGGAATACGGAGGGGACGTTCAGATGGTCTATAAGGCAATCGACAAGGCAATGGCAAGCGACTTCATGAACGGCAAGAACGGAAAGGGATGGGTTGCCAGTTTCGACTGGATGATGTGCCCTTCCAATTTCCCTAAGGTTCTTGAAGGCAACTACGACAACGAGCAGCCAGCAGGAAGCCAGCAGCCGCAGGCAGCAGCCAAGGCACAAGATCCAACGGCAACGGCAAGACCGAGCATCGGGGAACGCTACGAGCAAGCCAAGCACCAGCAGCCAGCACCTCAGCAGAGCCAAGACGACAAGTTCCGATGGGTAATACAGCAGAACCTGGACGACTTGAAAAAGAATCCAAGGAACAAGCCAGCAAAGGATTCACTGGCGAGATTCTACGAGCAGGGAGTTCTGCAGCGGCTGGGCATCGACTGGAAGCCCGAAAAATAACGAATGAGGGTAAAACGATCAATTGTGTTAAGATTATGGAAGCTTCAAAAAAGGATGCTATCAAAAAGTATAATCATAGTAAAAAGTAAAGCGTATGGATAAGTTAGAATATATTCCTGGAGATTTAGTAATGACTAATGGAGCGCCTTTAGGTACTGCCAAAGATATTGTTTACAGAGTTGTATCATCTGACCCATCAAAGACTTTGAAGTTGGATGATGGAACGGTTCTGAAAGGTGTTGTCAGCTTAGAGAACATCGAGGGTGCAGAATTTGGGGATAAAGGCTTCCTCTCAGGTGATTGTGGTGCTTGGGTTAAGGATATTGTTCCTATTAATCTTGTGCCCGCAATTTTGGAGAAGAATGGATGGAAGCTTCATAAACATCATGAAAGAAATAGTTATGATGATGTTTCTTGGAGTAGTTATCATAAACCAGCAGAAACAAATATAAGCCTAAGATTCTACCAAGAAGAAAAGGCATTTTTCCTATTTCTTTATGCACAAGAAATTTCAGAAACACCTATAAGGTACATACATCAACTCCAACACCTTCTCTATGGTCTTGGAATTAATCACAAAATGTGGGTACAGAAAGATGTAATCATTGTAAGCAACGAATGCTTCAATACAGAATACCCGGTAGGGGCGACAATTAGCATTGAAGGTGTAAATTGTAAGGTGGTTGAGGATATAGATCTATCTGATGAGAACTGCTACGAGTGCATCTTGAACGGTAAGAGAGAAGGCATTATGTGCAGGAATCTTGCTTGTCTGAATCATGAAAGAGAAGACCGCAAGGACGTACACTTTGTAAAGATTGAAAACCATGAATAAGAGTGAATTAATTGATGCAATATCTAAAGGAGTACATGAAATGGCTTTTGAAGATAATGCCGGAAGATTTGTTTACGCATACGAGCTAACGAATAGAATTATAGAGTTATCTGTAGGCGTGAAGGATAATGAATACTTTTGCGAGAAGGTTAATGTTTATGATAATGATCTGAACGACCTTTCTTGCAAATTTGAGAATGTTAGAGGGTTGATAGAGAAGGAATGCGTACCTTGCAGAAAGCGCATTATCGAAGAAATAAAAGATGAACATAAGACTGAGACTGAACGAATATTCGGCTCAGAATCAGCTTACATCAATTACAGATATAATTAATTACAATAGAGCCATGAATGAGTTATTTTTCCACGAATGCAGAGCCGCTGGGCTCGTATTCAAGACATCGGACGATTGGTTCAAATGGCTGACCGATAACAGATATGACATCAAGAAGCCAGTCGCAGAGCATGAAGGCTTCAAGTACAACATCAATGATGTTTGCATCAATCCGCACGTAATCGAGTATTCCGTAGAGGATGCAGACAACTGGGGATGGAAGGTAAAGACCGCCAAGACCCAGTTCGGCTGGATATGGGGCTACAGCATTCAGAAGGGAAAGCAGCATGGATGCGCCAGTCCGGCAGTCTACCCGAGTAGATATGACGCTATCAACATCTTCTACGGTAATGAGAAAGAAGCGGTTCAAGACGCTTTGACCTGCATCATCAGAGACCTCGAAAAGAATGCTGGAACCAAGAACACCAACCTCCTTCTCTGGGCAGCTAAGAAAAAGCGGGCAGACATCATTCATCCACAGCAGGAACTTTTTAAATAGTTATCATAAACCGTATTGGCTATGAAAAGAGTTGATATAAAACTGGTCCGTGAGTTTGTTGGTATTCATCATCTGTCAGTTGGCGGCAGAGACATCTGGCTGGTAGATGATGAAATCAAGGCTCTCGAATGTATCCTCAAGGATTACAATGCGGACCCGAATAATTTTAAACGTAGTTGAAAATGAAGAAGATAGAAATCATCACGGACAGCCACCGCTATCACGTATACGTTGGCAACACCGACTTCTGGATCAATACCCAGGAGCTGGTGGAACTGTACAAGAAACTGGGACACGTCAAGCTGTAACAGACAAAAGAAACAAAGTAACAAACAATAAAAAAACATTCAGATTATGGAACAGAAAGATTTTGATATTTATGAGATTTTGAAGGGCATGCCAGATGGCACCCCACTATACACGCCAATGTGCGGAAATGTTGAGTTCACTTCAGTTGCAGCAGACAAGGAGAAAATGGAAGCAATCTGGACTGAGGATAAGAACGGAGAGTACTCCTTCGACAAGAACGGCAAATGGATGAAGGGAGGAGAAGTAATGCTTTTCCCTTCCAACGAAATGAGAGACTGGAATAAATTCGCTTGGAAGAAGGGCGATGTACTGGTTAGCAATGATGGCGACAGCCATATAATCTTTAAGGGTTTCTCAAAAGATGATTATACTACATTTGAAGGTAAACACTGGATTAGTGTAAGTAAAAAGAGACATATATCTTATTTGAATATGCAGGAGACACAAGGCTATCATATTGAAGATAAGGATGCTGCTCAGACCTACATCAACGCCATCGAGGAACGTTTGGGCGGCAAACTGAACCTCGAAACCATGGAAATAGAGAAGCCAGAGAAGCCAGCGTTTGAAATCGGCAAACTTTACGTTTTCAACGGGCAAGACGAGGACGGAGAGTTGACAATCATCGGCAAGCTCATCGACAAGAATGAAAGCGAAGATACGCTGACATTCGGCAACCAGTACGAAATCGAGAACGAGAAGTTCGTGACCGACCAAACCTTCGACCTGAACATCAGTTTGCACGATGAACCGCGAGAAGCAACAGATGACGAATATTGCACGTTCCGAGAGGCTTATTACCTATGGGAGAAGAGCAAGGAAAAGAAGAGCGAGGAGCAGTCAGTCTTCAAGCCTTTCGACAAGGTGCTGGTAAGGAGCGGAAATAACTGCAGCTGGCTTCCTGCGCTCTTTGTCCGTGACCGTGGAGAGGACTTTGCGTGGAGATTCAACGTCTTACCTATCCACAGCGGACACGCAGGGGACTTCGCCAGCTGCATCCCATTCGAGGGCAATGAGCACCTTGCCTTCACGTCAGACCCATTCTAGAGAGCCCATGGCGAGTGAATTATGCAAGGCTTGCGAGGGAGGGCGAAACTGCATCAACGGCAGGTACTGCCCACCTCGCAGGCAATATGTAGAACACCAAAATATCAAGGAATGCAATGGAAAGAAAGAAGAAGTACAACAAACACAGCTACGACAAGAATAAGTCGTACTGGAAGCAGTACTACCAAGAGCACAAGGAGAAGATACAAGCCTATCAGAAGGAGTACCAGAAAGGGGACAGGGAAAGGATGAGGGCAAGGGCACGCAAGCGTGAGAGACCCGAATCGCTCTGCATGATATTCCGTAAGAAGTCCGACAGGGAGCTGTACAAGGTGCTCGCTCGGTGTGCCGAGGAAAGGAGAAAGCGAGGTGATGGATGAATGAGCGGAAGGTGGAAAGGGCTGTCAGGCTGCTTTTCAATATTAACTTATAAACAAAGAAAGCGAGGTGGAACATGAAGGAATAGATCAAAAGAGGGAGTGTTTGCATAATAAACTCGTTCCGATGTAAGATATTCATTTATTTGCAAATCGACAGACACTCCCTCGATTTTTCTGTTTCGAGCCAGCAAGACGATGAAAGGAGAAGGGACTATAGGGTAGAGGATAGGAATAGTAGGGAGCTAACGCACAAGCGCACACAAGCGCACACACGCACGTAGGATTCCGCAACCCGAACAACTACCCACAGATACAGAGATAATGGCTTAGAACGAAAATTTCAAGAAAATAATAAAAAAATAAAATTAAAAATAAAACAAAAATAAAACAAAAATAAAACAAAATGGAAAAAGGAACAGTTATAATCGGTATCGACCCCGACATCAAGGAAAGCGGTGTCGGAGCAGTATTTGACGATAGAAGATTCTTAGCCTACAAGATGAACTTCCCAGCTTTGATAGATTACCTAAAGGCTATGAACGAGAGTTGCAAGAAGGTAAAGGTCGTTATCGAAGGCGGCTGGATCAATAAGAGCAACTGGCATGTACTGGGTCGGTACATGAGTGCAGTCAAGGCAGCAGCCATCGGACGCTCTACCGGGATGAACCATCAGACTGGAATCTTGATTGTAGAATGCTGCGAGCACTACAATATCCCCTACGAGATTATCAAGCCTTTGAAAAAATGCTGGAAGGGCAAGGACGGAAAAATAACACAAGACGAAATCGCCTACTTCATGAGTTCAGACGGAAAGATGCCGAGAATGAACCAAGACCAGAGAGACGCACTCCTCCTCGCATGGGTGTGTGCAGGATACCCGGTCAAGGTCAAGCCAAAGAAGCCACATACAACCCTCCAGAAGACCATCAGAGCCTTTGATGGATGAGAAAAAACGAAGAGTTGCAAAAAGTTAAAATCGTGCGAAGAACGAACAACTAAAGCGAAAAAGTCGTATCTTTGCACCAATGTTTACCAAATAAGCATTATTTCGAACTTAAAACAAAAAGAATATGAAAACAGAAGAAATCGCACTATCAAGGGTTGTGGAGAACGAGGAGAACCCGAGAACCATCACCACGGAGAAGTTTCAGAAACTGGTCAAGAGCATTCTTGTATTTCCACGTATGCTGACACTTCGCCCGATTGTCGTTGACGAGACCTTCAAGGTCTTGGGCGGCAACATGAGACTAAAGGCACTTCGCCATATCACGACCATGCAGGATGACGGAATCTTGGCAAAGCTGGAGGAGGACACACATCTAACCGAAGCCGAGCGCAACCTTGCCATCGTCTACTGGAGGTTATGGCAGGAGAAGCCGACCGCAACCATCGTGAAGGCTGACGATTTGACCGAGGCGCAAAAGCGTGAGTTCATCATTAAGGACAACGTAGGCTTCGGAGACTGGGATACCAACATGTTAGCCAACGAATGGGATACCGACCTCTTGAAGAACTGGGGTATTCAAGACTGGCAGCTGCAAGGGTGGATGAGTCCTGATTCATTGAAAAATGGAGAGCAGACGGACGAGGATCAGAAGAAGGCAGAGGACGATGAGTTCGATGAGGATACAGAGAAAATCCCACAGCGGTGCAAGGAATGCGAACTGTGGCAACTCGGAAAACATCGCCTTATGTGTGGTGACTCCACGGATGCAGATCAGGTCAAGTTCCTTATGGGGGGGCAAGTGGTTAATCTGTATCTTACAGACCCTCCATACAATGTTGGCTATGGTTATGAAGGCTCTGCTATGATGAGCAAGAGAAAACATAGAACGGATGGGCTGACGGTCAAGAACGACAAAATGGACAACGACAAGTTCCGGGATTTCCTATCGGCTGCATTTTTGGCAGCAGAAGAAACCATGGAGAAGGGTGCTGCTTTCTATATTTTCCACAGCGACAATTATTCGATGTGGTTCAGAGAGGCTTTGATGAGCACGAAAGATTTGGAGCTGCGTGAGACATTGATATGGAACAAGGATTCGCTTTGTCTCGGTCGGCAGGATTACCAGTGGAAGCATGAGACGTGCCTTTATGGATGGAAAAATGGAGGTGCGCACAATTGGTTCAACGACAGAGCGCAGACAACGGTTATTGATATGGCTCGACCTAAGGTATCAAGGGAACACCCTACGATGAAGCCAGTGCCGCTTTTTGCTTATTTGATGGGCAATAGCACAAAGGAAGGTTGGAATGTATATGACGGGTTCGGTGGTAGTGGTACAACGCTTATCGCAGCCGAGCAGTTAAACCGCAATGCGTTCTTGATGGAGCTCGACCCACATTATTGCGATGTTATCATTGCACGTTGGGAAAAGCTGACTGGCGAGAAAGCAGTCAAGATAGACGAGTTTAAGAAGCATGGCGAATAGTTGCGATGTGTCGGCTTTTCTCTTCAGGGTTGATAAACTATACCAGTTTGCTGAAAGAGCGGCACACACGCAAAATTCGCACAAAATAACCTCCAAGGGAGCGGAAGCGAAAAAGGCAGGAGATTAACCCCTGCCCATCGCTTTGATAATACACTGGTTTATGAAGTCGCTGCGGTCTTTCTTATCGACCCCTTCCAAGATGCCAGCCACGTCCTCGGTAGCACCGAAATAGAATGTCGCAGCGTATTTCTTCGTACGCCCTGCACCCTTGCGAGCACCTCCCCAAGACTTGGAGGTAGTTTTATTCGTTGTACTCATAATGTTAAAAATTTGGTGATATGAAAAATAATTCGTAAATTTGCAAACGAAATCCCAAAGTGGGGTGGTGGTTCGAGCACCACCCCTTGGAGCTTAGAATAATCTAATCGTAAATGATAAGATTTCTATTTTCCAAATCTTCAATGAAATTTTCAGTACGTTCATAAGACTTTGGGATTTCATTTTACTTTTCCCTCATCCTCGGAGGGTTTCAGTAAATAAGGACTCTTCCCTTATTACGTTTGCAAAGATACGAAATTTATTTGAAATATGCAAGTTTTTCAAGTTGAATTTTTATAAAAAATCAAGTAAATTTCAAGAAATCAAAATATGCCACAAGGTAACAACAACAAACATCGAGCGCAGAAAATCGACATCGAAAACCGCTTGCAGATTATCGCACCATTATACCGCAAGGGATGGACGGAGCGAGAAATCACGGCAGAGGTGAGGAAACGGCTCGACAGACCGAAATACAATCAAGCGCACTGCGACATTCAGCGGTTACTGAAGGAGTGGAGGGAAGAGAGACTGACCGACACGGACGAAAAAATAACCAGCGAGGTCGCAAGGTTGAAGCTGGTAATACGTGAAGCCTGGGATGCGTGGGAGAAGTCCAAGGAAGACTACCACGAAAAGGCATCGACCCAGCAGGGACTTCCAGTCGTAGATGAGCGAGGAAGGCAGGTTTCAATCGAGACCATCAAAGCGGTAATGTACGATGCTGAGAAGCGAGGATTCGGAGAACCACGCTACCTTGACATCATCATCAAGGCAGAGACGCAAATCTGCAAGCTGCTCGGACTTGATAAGGTCGTGCTCGACTTGAACGCAGGCTTCCAAGGCGGCATCGAGGTACGCTACATCAACTCTGGGCACGAGTGTGCATCCAGCGAGCAGGAAGTAATCGAGCGTGAGGGATTGGACAAGGAATAATTTTACCATAATTTTGTTTTAAGTTTTATTGTTTGAAAGAATGGCACTATTTGACGTTATTGGTGAGTTGTATGCCCCGAATGCGGACGTGAAGCCAAGGTTTCTCGTGAACCAAGGAGGCACGTCATCGGGGAAGACATACACCATTATGCAGCGTCTTATAGTGCTTTCTTTTGAACACCCCATGGCAATTATCACGGTGTGCGGTCAAGACCTCCCGAACTTGAAGGTGGGAGCCATGCGAGACCTGGACACCATCCTGCACACAAGGGCAGAGCTGCTGGACTGGTTCAAGAACAACAAGAGCGACAGCAGCTACCGAGGTAAGAACGGCTCAATCATCGAGTTCAAGAGTTACCAAGACGCTCAGGATGCAAAGAACGGTAAGCGAGACTACCTGTTCGTTAACGAGGCGAACGGTGTGCCCTACGAAGTGTTTTGGCAGCTTGCAATCCGAACCCGAAAGCAGGTGTTCATCGACTACAACCCTTCTGCAAGGTTCTGGGTACACAATAACATCATCGGCAGGGATGACTGCCGCTTGATCCTAAGCGACCACCGAAACAACCGATTCCTTACTGAGCAGGAACACAAGAAAATTGAAGAGATTGACGACCCCGAACTTTGGAGAGTTTATGCAAGAGGACTGACCGGAAAGATTACCGGACTTGTATTCACTAACTGGGGCATCGTTGACAAGCTTCCACCAAGGGAGGAGTGGAAGATGGATTGCTGGGGGTTGGACTTCGGATTTACCAATGACCCAACGGCACTGGAGCACCTCATCTTGGCTCACGGAGAGTTGTGGGTGGACGAGGAAATCTACCAGCCGGGACTTACGAACCAAGACATCGCAGACCGCTGCAAGGAAAACGGACGGACAAAACGAGACCTCATCATTGCTGACTCGGCAGAGCCAAAGAGCATTCAGGAGATCCACAACCAAGGTCTGTGGATAATCGGCAGCACCAAGGGCAAGGATAGTATCAACAACGGCATCGACATCTTGAAGCGTTTCCGCATCAACATAACCAGACGAAGCCAAGGTATCATCGGGAACATGCAGCAGTATAAGTGGAAGAAGTCAAGGGATGGAGAAACCACGAACCAGCCTATAGACGCATTTAACCACGGCATAGACGCAATACGATACGTGGCCTTGAAGAAGCTATCCGTAGCGAGCCACGGAACTGCTAAGGCGCACGTATTGAGACAATAACTACGACAAAATTATAAAGCGTATGGATAAGAACACTACATTCAAGTACTGGCTGGCAGTGGCAAGGCACACAAGCTACAAAATCGGCAAGCAGCCACGACCAGCTTTTGTTGGAGAGAAACAAGTGCCCGACAATCTCAACCAGCTATCCATCGGGCAGCTGATTGACCTTTCCCAGCTATCAGACAGCGAAGAAAGTCTGTATCAGATAGTGACAACCGTCCTCGGTCTGAGCCACAAGGAAGTGGAGCAGGCAAGGGCGGTTGATGTCGTTATGCTAATCGGCTGGGCAACATCAGAGGTGGAGCGCATCAACAAGCTCTTCGAGAGCACAGACACAGCGAAGCCAACGAGACTGGAGAAGGAGGCAGGCATCGATACCCTGCGATTTGGACTATTCGGCATGCTGGACTGGTATGCGGTAAGGATGGGTATCAGCGACCACGACCAAGTGTTGAAGACACCATGGCTTCGCATCTACAAGTGCATGGAAATGGACAACAAGAGAAGCGTGTACGAGCGGAACCTGCAGAAGTTGCAGGCAGAGGAGATGAAACGTAAATCCAGATAATTATGGCAACAATCAGAGAAACATTAAAGCAGCTGGCAGCAGACACGCTACCAGACTACACCTACCTTTTTGAGGATTGGGACACAGCGGACACCAAGCTGGAGAAGCTGAACTATCCAGCCATCGTGTGCATCATCCCAGCCAGTGGCACGACAGAGATACGAAACGGCAGGGTTTACGACACCGTGAACGTTGCCCTGGCTTATCTCGACACCGTACCGAGGGGAGCGGAAGGAGAAGACAACGGAGAGTGCATCGACCGAATGAAGTTGGCAGGGGCGAGGATGATACGAGCCATCAACAAGTCGCACCAGTTCGAGCCGCTGGAGGGACAGCAGTACTACGAGACCATCATCGAGCGTTTGAGCACGATCGTGTCGGGCGTAATGTACTCCCTGCAACTGACACAGAGAATAGGAGGGTGCGAGGTATGAGCAAGGGAGGTATTCAATTCGACCCCAAGGCGGCATCGATCATCATGCGTGAGGAAGTAGAGAGAGCAAGGCAGCTTATCATCAACCACATACGTATCAATGGACAGAACGCATCGGGGCGCACCATAGCGAGCCTAAAGGTGGAGCAGCCCAGCGAGGATGAGACCATCCTATGGGGACACAAGCCATTCGGAGTACTGGAGACCGGGCGAAGGGCAGGAAAGATACCATACGGCTTCCGTGGCATCATCCGGCAGTGGATGAAGGACAAGGGACTGCACGGCACACCTATCCCCTACAAGACCCAGCGACCGCACAAGTACACACCGCAAGAGCGTGGCGATATGAGTATGGCAGGGGCAATCGCACACACCATCGCCAGCAAGGGTTCTAAGCTGCACCGGACTGGCGGCAGGGCTGACGTGTACAGCAACGTTGTGCCCGATACGATGAAGCGGTTAGGGCAGAGACTTATTTTCTTAATCCACCAGTCGGTGGGAAGTATCAAACTAAACAATGAGACGGTATGAGACAGACAACGAAAAACGGCATCACGATTAAGTATGCGGACGCTGTAGGCTTCGCTTTCCTTCCCTGCATCATCAAGGCAAGCGGCTCGGGTATTGCGAGCATCGAGGCAACCATCAGCAGGGAGACCAAGACATACACGTACAGCGTGGAAGCGTTTGCAGATAATTGCATCATGGACTACCGGGAATATGTGCAGGCACTCTTCGATGGCATCAGCTTCGGAAACCTCGACTACAGCAGGGATAGCCAGAAGAGTAACCTCGGGGCAGTTTTCGATATTTCCGTGAAGGTCAAGAACAGCGAGGGGAGCGACCTTGCGACATTCAGCTACACGACCTTTTACGTTTGGGGAGCGATGAGGGCAGGAGAGACGTGGAACGCAAACAAGAAGCTTACATGGTTCACGCATTTCCCATTCTCCTTTGGCATTTATATGAGTGAAGATTCCGACATTCTTGTATATGCGGACGGAAGGGTAACAAGCAAGTATATAGAAGTATCTAAGCAGGGTATATTTGAGATAACCAGCAATGTTCTAAAGGCAGGAGCGAAGTCTTACTCCATCAAGGACTATAATGGGAAAATACAACAGGCGACTTTCGACACGACCTTCGATTTTACGTTCTATCTAAAGACCAGCAGCAGGTACACGGAACTGGCAGCCATCAAGACCGACAACACGGAGAAGGGTATCTATCTGCGTTGGGTTGATCGTCACGGTTTCTATCGCTACTGGCTATTCACGCAAGGCGATGAGAGCAGGGCGATAAGCAGCGACACCAGCTTCATGCGCAACAACATCGGAGAGTATGACGATACAATATTCGGCTACCTCGGAGCGAACGGAAGAAGGCAGGGCTACGGCAGAGAGGACACCATACCGCTTTGCGCACCATTGGTAGATAGCGAGACGTACGATTTTCTGCAAGACCTTGCCAGCAGCCCAGTCGTGGATATGTACCTCGGTGGCGACAAGTGGCAGAGTGTAACAATCAAGGCAGGAACGTACACCAAGACAACGGCAGAGTTGCAGGATTTCGTCTGCAACCTGGTTATTAACAATACACAGATTCAGCAGCTATGACAGACCAGCAACTTTACATCGATGGCATCTTGATGGATATGAGCGAGGAAACAGCAATCACGCTCGACATCAAGAGCAACCTTTTCCGTGACATCACGAAAATGACCGCCAACACGACATACACCATCAACCTTCCCAAGACAGCACACAATATGGCTGTGCTGGAGTTTGCAGGGAAACCGAGCACAAGCAGCAAATACCCCTATATTTTACACACAGCACGTTATTTCCGTAACGGACTGGAGATTATCCGCGACGGAAGGGCAAGCGTCCTGAGCGTCAAGGAAACCATCGAAATTTCGATTTATTGGGGAATGTTTCAAGCATTGGCAACGCTGCAATCGTCAGATTTGAAGCTGAACGAGTTGAATTGCACGAAGTATCTGCGGTTCAACAGAAACAACAGCTCCTACACCTACGAGAAGGCAATATCGGAGGGAGTATTCTATGGAAGATACGAAACGGCAGCGGTCAAGACATCAAGCGAGGAGTGGCAGGGCTATGACCGCAACGTTGGAGGAAACAGCAACACGACATATTCACTCGTTGGCGGTAAGATAAGAACAGGAACAGAGGTCGGGAAGTACGTGTCGGGCGAGGTGTTGACCGATGAGACCTACATGTGCGCAATCATACCTTTCAAGGCTGGAATGAGAGCGACCATCAGCAAAGTGTTGGGAAAGGGAGACTATCGAACATGGGCAATACTCGACAAAAACAAGAACGTTCTGAGCCTTGCCGATGATGCCGGGAAGACAGAAGTAGAGACCTATCCGTCACTACCAGCTCCAGATCCTATTCTCGGAACGTTCGTGAGTGCAGGAGCGTGCATCGCCAATATCGCAACGAGCGTTGCCATGGAGACAATATCCATCAGGGTTCGGGCAGAGAAGGCTGGCTCTGTAGAATACGGAGCACTTGATGCGAAGACAGGAGAGGCAACAACATGGGGAACGTATGAGGTTGCAGCCGGAGAAACAGAGATTAATGTTGTAAAGAGCAAGCCTTCCGGTCTCCTCGTATACATTAAGCCTTCGGTAGATAAGATGATAAATATGAAGATAAGCACTGGTGTGGCGGCTTATTATCTATCGGACGGTAAGTTATCTCAAGTACATTCGAGCGGAGCGTACAGCGTGAAGTACACAAGCGAGAGTATGCCTATCGATGTGGACCTGCAAGCACCAGCCACTGCTGAATGGCTTATCGTCAACGCAATCAAAGAATACAGCACTGGCACGACTATTCTTGTTAAGAGTAATAGCGAGACGGAGAACAATGCGAGAGCGATCAGTGCGTTTGATGGAGGCGGTTCATTTGGTGGAGGTGGCTCTTTTGGTTATACTGACAAGGGAACAATCCAGCCAAGCGTCACGGCACAGTATATCCTAGACCTTATCACGGCACAGACTGGTGTGGCATTCGGCTGGAGCAATCAAGCGAAAGAAATCATAAAGGGACTTGCTGTCACATTGATTACAAGGAAGGCAGATGCGCAGACGGTTGTAGGCAGCTTTGAGGGCACTTTCTTTGCAACGGAGAACCTCGGTATTCTCGACTTCCAAGCAACGAGTCTATCGGAGGTATTCGATGGGCTGGAGATTGGACACAGATACAGCCAGCTTAATGTAAAGATTGCCTGCACGATGATTTTTGATGTTCAGATGAACTGGTCGTGGGACGCATCGAAAGTAAATCCAAGCGGACACAAATCATGGAGCTTCGGTGATGGGAGTACTGAGTTGCAGGCATTCTACTCATATCCACCGAATTACATCGAGATGAAGGTTAAACATCGAAATAATGATGGAAACGAAACAGAAACTCTGTACATTGCAGGGTTGCAGCAGGATGAATCGTCTGGAAAATATGTAACTGATTATGAATCGAATAAGGTAAACGGCAGATTTATACACCTTGTAGCAGGACGAGGGAAAATTGATCTGGAAGAGGGAGACATCGTAACCTTTGAGATGAAACACCCTAAAAACCAGAGATTAATAGGATTGAAGTGTTACAACGGACGCATTTCTGCAAGCATCAGTCAGAGCGACGAAGTACCATACGGAGGTAATTTCCCTATCGGTAAGAACCTGCCCGACATCAAGGTAACGGATTTCTTGAAGTGTATCTGCATTTTGACATCAACGTTTCCAAGCCAGCGGTTTATCGGTAAAACACTTACATTTGCGGACATCGTGAGCCTGTGGGAAGACAAGGCGCAAGCGGTGGACTGGACGAAGAAGCTCATCCCGAGCGAAGCCAGCAACCATCCAAGGCAGACCGATTTCAGCGTAGAGGACTACTGTCAGCACAATATCTACAAGTGGAAGGAAGACGACACCGTGTATCAGCAGCACGATGCGGATATGACGATAGACAACAAGACGCTGGAATATACGCAGGACGTCTGTACGCTGCCATTCGCAGCCACTGACGGAGACCGCATACCGATATACGAGTGGGAGAGTGTGCAAAGTCACTTTGGCAGCAGCGGAACAACGATAACTACACAAGTCGCAACGAAATACAAGGCATGTAAAGACCGAATAGTGAACCTGACGAACAATGCAGGCTATGCGGAATTAGCTTTCAACATCAACCTTCAGGACATCTTCGACAACAAGTTGAATAGATTAAGAAAGACGATCGCGAACCCACACCAGATAACGGAGCGTTTCAACCTTTCGGATTTGGAGATACTGAACTTTGATGAAACGAAGCCAGTGTACCTTGCGCAGTACGGAGCGTATTTTGCTGTTATTGAAGTCAAGACCACAAGCAGCGGATACTGCGATGTTACAATGATAGAGTTGAACAATTAAAAAGAACGAACTATGGTAAGTGAAGACAAACAGCAGATACTTGACATCAAGGTCAAGTACGAGGATGCAATCTATGGCATCATCAGATACAAGGAAAAGATAGACGAGCTAAAGCAATCCATCAAGGAATTGCAGCAGCAGGAAAAAGACAAGACCATCACGACCAACGAGATGAAGGTGCAGACGGAAGCCATCAACGCAACCATCAAGGAGTACCAGTACAACGTGCGTGCCTTGCGGAAGGAGATCCAGAACAACGTGCGCACAGAGAACGAGCAGGAAGGCAGCTTGAAGCAGCTGCGTGCCCAGCTTTCCAATGCCACCAAGAAATACGATGAAATGGCGAAGGCAGAGCGTGAGGGAGCGAAGGGGCAGGCACTACAGAAGCATATAAATGACATCACGCAAGAACTGAAACTGGCAGAGGAGCAGACCCAGCGATACTACCGGAATGTAGGTAATTACTACAACTCAATGCTTGACCTTGCTGAAGACCTTCAGCACGTTGTACCGATGGGAGGCGGTGGAGGTGTTGGTGAAGGCATCAGCAGCTTTGCAAACACAGTAGTGGACCTCGGAAAGAACGTCAAGGGCATTATCCCTAACGTCAAGGCTTTTGGCTCAACTCTTATAGGACTGGCAACGAACCCCGTATTCCTTGGACTTGCAGGAGTTGTAGGGGCAGGGGTTGCATTCAAATGGTGGTATGACTACAACAAGGGATTGATGGAAGCTACACGACTGACGCAGCAGTTCACTGGATTGACTGGAAACGAGATGAAATCCGTGCGCAATGAGGTTCTTGCGGTATCCGACACCTTTGGCTTGGATTTCACGGAGACGATGCAGTCTGCTAATACAATGAGTAAGGCTTTCGGCATTTCCGTTTCTGAGAGTTTGAAGATTATGCAGGACGGACTTGTGAGCGGTGCAAACGCCAACGGTGAGTTCCTCGACACGATTAAGGAATACCCGAGATACTTCAAGGAAGCAGGACTGAGTGCTGAGGAAATGGTGGCAATCTCAACGCAAGCGACCAAGGAGGGAATCTTCAGCGACAAGGGTGTTGATACCATCAAGGAAGGAAATCTACGACTGCGAGAAATGACAACCGCTACGGCTGCTGCGCTTGACGGAATAGGTATTTCTTCTAAGCAAGTTCAAAAGGACTTGCAGGACGGAAGCAAGACCACATTCCAGGTTATGCAAGAGGTGGCTAATAAGTTGAAGGAACTTCCACAGTCAAGTGCTGCTGTAGGTAGCGCAATTGCCGACATCTTCGGTGGTCCGGGAGAGGATGCCGGACTTGCTTATATCGAGATGCTCGGTGACATCGAACTTGATATGGACAAAGTAAAGGCAAAGTCCGGGGATATTGCCAAGGCGCAAGAAGACGAATTGAACGCAACCAAGGAATTGCAGAACGCAATGGCTTCATTGTTTGATTACACCGGGGGTGGATTCGAGACCATGAAGGCTCAGTTGTCAACGATTGCAAAGAAATCACTTACGGCAGTTATCAAGGGAGTTGTGCAGGCAATCAACTACTTCATCGACTGGTACAATGAGAGTCTTCTGTTTCGAGGGTTAATCAATGCGATCGCCATAAATTTCCGCTTGATGTGGAACGCAGTCAAACTCGTATGCAATCTTGTAATAGACTCATTCAAGAGGATGGGCTTTGCAGCAAAGGGTATGCTTGATATTCTTGAAGGTATCGTGACTTTCGACCTATCCAAGGCACAGAAGGGATTCAAGGAGATGTTTGACTTATCAGGAACTATCAAGGAAGTATGGCACGACATCAAGAACGCTGGCATAGAGATAGGCAATTCCTTCGCTGACGGATTCGAGAACACCGTGAACGGAAGGCTTGAACATCTGAAATTAGTTGGCGTGAACGGTGGAGCGACCAGCAGCGAGCCAGTGAGCGGAAACAAAGGAACGACACCAGCAGCCAAGGGCAGCACCACCAAGGGTAGCACAACAAAGACTAAGGCGCAGAGAGCCAAGGAAGAAGCGGCAGCCAAGGAAGAAGCAGAGCGCAGGAAGAAGCAGGAAAAGGAATTGCAGTCGCAGATTGCACTTATCCAGTTCCAGTACAACGAGCAAGTAATGGCCGCAAAGAAGCGATACCTCGCAGGTATGTACGACAACGAGCGAGACTACAGCAACGACCTCGAACAGCTGGAGAAGGACATGGTGGAAAGAAGCATTAACGCATACGTGGCGGCAGGGCAAATCGGAGCGGAAAAGGCGCAAGAAATGCAGGCAAAACTCCTCGACATCATGATTAAGGCAAAAGCGGACTTGAAGAACCAAGCAAAGGAGATTGTTGACGAACTCAACAAGGAGTTCGAGGAAGCAGAGAAGGCACGCAAGGATGCGGATATTATGAACGGTGGAACTGGAGAGGAAGACGATGCAGCAAAGCTGGAGAGATACAAGGCTTTCCTTAAGAGCAAGATGGACGCCTACAAGGACTATGCAGCCGTGCAGGAGCAGCTACAGAAGGATTTGAGCGATTCAGAAGTAAAGGAGCAAGAGGAAGCAAACAAGAAAAAGGCGGCTTTGCAGGAAGATCAACTGAAAATGATGAGCGATATGATACAGACCATGGGAGACGGTCTATCCGAGTTCTTCGAGAGCGAGGACAAATCACTGCACTCCTTCCTTAAATCGATGTTGACATCAATACTGGACGCAATCGAGATAGCAGTTAACGCTTACTATGCTCAAATCCTCGCCAAGGAGATTGCAAGCAAGTCGTGGTTTGGTGTGGCGAGCGCAGCAGCATTGATGGTACTTGTCAAGGCAGCCTTTTCAGGAGCAAAAGCACTCGTAAAGGGTTTTTCTGTTGGTGGATATGTGCAGGGAGCAGGCACTGGAACGAGCGACAGCATTCCGGCAAGGCTATCCAATGGAGAGAGTGTAATGACCGCCAAGGCGACATCGATGTTCAGTCCGATATTATCCGCATTCAACCAGCTGGGCGGTGGCGTGCCTATCGTAGCAAACAACGGAGGCAGCAACATCGGCATGGATATGCTGGCGGCAGCTGTAGCCAGAGGGTATCAGATGGCTCCTCAGCCAGTAGTGAGCGTTGAGGAGATAAACCGCACCCAGCGTAGAGTGCAGACGATAGAGAATATCAGCAGGCTCTAATGGTGTTGTTATTTCATAAAGATTTTCGTTCTGAGCGGTTTTTGGTCGAAGGTGGTAAAATTATACGCCCAAGGCAGCAAAAGCCGCTTAGAACGCAAAATTTTGGCTTGTTTAGAAAAATTAACTGCTTACGAGATAAACATGTTGAAAAATGTCGTATCTTTGCAGCGTTTTAAAACTTAAAAATAACGTTTCAATGGCAAAACTCAGAATATACAACGACATCGACAGCCAAGACAATAAGTTTTGGTATCAATGGTGGGGTGGTGACTGCGTATGTTTTCAGGATATAGATGCTTTTGCAGCAAGCATACCGAAAGAAGATGATGAAATCGATATGCGCATCTTCTGCAATGGCGGCTCGGTGGTCGAAGGTTGGGCGATTTACGACCGACTGCGACAGAGCGGCAAGAAGATAACCTGCACCGTGGAGGGCAAGGCAGCATCTATGGCAACAATCATCATGCTCGCAGCTCCAAAGGAGAGCCGCAAGGCATACGAGAACGCAGCCTTCCTCCTGCACAATCCGTGGGTTCCTGGCTGGTGTCTGGGCGACCAGCTGAACGCAAAGGACTTGAAGAACCAGAGCGAGGAAATGCAGATGTGGCAGGATAAGATGGTGGACGCATACGTAG